TTATCATTTTGTTGATGCTAACAATATGTTTGAATTGGGTGGCCTCCGGGCGCGGTAAAAACGAGGTAAAAATGGATCATCTGTTATACGCCCATCGGCCTAAATCTTTTTTCTAGAGTTTCGACAGTCGCCGTTTGTGGTATTTGGCGTCCTTCCGCTCTCGGATGCAGCAGGAGCCAGCTTGTGCGCTTCGTCTCATGCTCCGTCATTTGTCGCAACTGGATTCCGTTGAATGTCATACGTGCCCCGCGTTCTCGTACCCGAACATCTTGCGGAAGTCGTCAACGGTTGCCGGGATAAGTGCGAGCGATATAGGTCCGCTTGCCAGGTATCCGTTAGCTATCGGCATCTTTCGCCAGTACTTGAGATATAGCCTGTAGATGGCCTTCTTGATGGGCAGCGTGTATGTCCTGTAGTAGTCCGGCCCTTTCGAGCGCGCGTCGCAAAGATTAAAGTACGCGTTGCCGCCGCATGCAATGGTGTAGTTCCTGACAGCCTCGTTGCAGTTGATGGCCTTCTTTACGGGGTCGTCCGGCAGCCAGGTCCTGCACGGGTTGTACCATTTTGTTTGTTCGGGTTTTGGGATGACTGGATTCATGCTAAATTCTCTTTAATGAACTTGCAATTTGCTTTACTGCGTTTATGGCTTCGTCCTGGCAGAATGATTCGGTCGGTCTTGAAGTATAGCCTAATTGCTTCTTCATCCTGTTGAATTCAGGCTGTTCATAATTTAGTGCGAAGTAACATACTTTTTCGGTCCACAATTCTTTGTCCGTAAGTTTCGGCAGGCGCTTGTTTTTTTTTCCGCTGTAGGTGTTGCTCACGCTTGAAGCTCTTTGAATAGCAATTTCCAAATCGTTTGCGGTGATTGGCGTCTTGAAATCATCGTATTTTTTACGCTCAACAGCTTCATCGAACGCCCATTTTAGATGGTAGTTGCTAATGTCCGCTTGATTTGCTATGGCTGCCGCCTGCAACATGATAATGTTGTATTCTGGAACTTTCAAATTAAGTTCGGTGTATGATTTTCCAAGAAGTTTTGCGACAATATCAATCCGCGCTTCCATAAAAGCGGTATCCGCCGGGGACTGTTTTATTCGTTCAGACGGTGTTTCAGAAGCCCCGTTCACAACGGCCATGATGTCTTTAATTGTTAAAGAATTCATTCGGTACTACTCCTAGTCTTTTGAGCGTTTGAATTTGTCTTTCTGCATCACGTTCGGCGAACGTCTTTTGTTCCGCCGGTTTATTTTTTCTGTAGTTCGCCCAGTACACGAGCGTGGCATAATGGTTCGAGGATGTGATTGAACCGTCCTCCAGCTTCGCGGATAGCGAATCCACCATCTCCCGCGCGGTGTTCAGGTTGCCGAGGAGTCGCGCAAGCTCATTGTATTCGTCCTGCGATAGGTACACGTTCTCAAACTTACCCCATACAACCTGTTCTGGCTTCTTGACCGCCGCCTTATGTGCTGACGGCAGCACCTGCTGGCGTTGCTCTTGGTGCGCTGCGGGCCTCCGCTCGGGTTCTGTCCGAGCCTGGGTTTCTGAATTTTCAGAATTTTCCTTGTTTTTTCGTTCTTCCCATTCTTTTTTCCGTTTATATTCGTATTCCATGCGGTCGAACGCCTCGGTATATATCGCCCTGATTCTTGGGTCAGTATCATCGAGTATGCAACCGATGGACATGTCGTCAAAAGCCTTCTTTACCCACCGCCCAAATTCGGCATCATTTTTGAATGAAGCCGCAATGCTACGGAATGACGCAATTTCTATCGAAACGTAGCCAGGAATAGTTCGACGGCGGCGACCTGTTCTACTCGACATAAAAAAACCTCTCTCGTACAATTTCATCAAGAGCCTCGGCGCATTGCATAGCCGTGCAACCTTCTTAGAAAAGCTCCTTGTAGTTTGCCTTTATGGACATGATAAATTCAATCATCATGTCTTTAAAGGTTTTGCACCTGTTCAAAGTCTGCGAACAGACGCGAAAAACACTCTTTGGCAAGTATTTCCCTTTCGGCAAGTCAATGCGCACCATTTCGACTACTTCTTGATAATTTCCCGTTCAAGTTTTTTTACGGCCTCGTCCACGATACGTGCCTTGCTGTCGTTTATGCCGGTTGTTTTTTCCCTATGGGCTTGTATACGTTTGATCGCGGCGTCAGTATCGTCCCGCATTGCAAGCATTACGCTCATTGTAAGCTCCTTTTTTTGTAATTTATGTTTACAAGATATAAAATGTCTATATCATTTGCAACAGACTAAACGATATTTTTTTTTTACAAAGAAAAAGAAAGCAAAAAGAAAGAATCAAAGAAAAAGAAAAGAAGAAAGAATATGTGAATGTGAATGTGAATGTGAATGTGAATGTGGTTTAATTCGTCAGTTCTCGGTCAGTTGACGGTCTTTTGACCGTCAGAATTAAATAATGCTAAATTATCATTTTAGCGGTATCACGAAAAGCGTGCGCGCGTGGGTGAGGGTGGTGTACACATTGTCTTGATTTTTGGTTATATTTGTTCCCGTAGTATCTCGTAAGTTCAATGCCCGGTGGCGGGGCTGCTTTCTCCCCTCCGAAAGTCATCTCCTTTCGTCCCCGTCCCGGGCTTATTCCTTCTTGCGGCACTTTCGCCGTCAAACCCTTTTTCACTCGGAAGCCGCTACGGCCTTCCGTATCTTCTCCAGAGCCTCCTCGGCCGTCAGTTTCCCCTTCAGCACCTCGACAACGATCGCGTAGATGTAGCCTATCGTCTCCATTTCTCTTGCTCCCTTTCTTTCTCCATTCGTTCTCAAATATAATACTTTTTGCTAGGATTTTAAATTTTTTGTTTAAATTTTTTACTTTTTGTTTAAAATTATTGTATATTTAAGCACATGAAAGGACTTGACATCAAGAGCTTCATTGAACGCGCCGGGATAAAATCCCAGGAGGAACTCGCGGAACGCCTCAAGGTGACGAACGTAACCGTGTCCATGTGGGCGAACGGGACCCGTACGCCTACGTTCAAGGTGTGCCAGCAGCTCCTCGAAATGGGGATGACCGTCGAGGAACTGTTCGGGAAGCCGTACCAGTCCAGCGCGAACCAGGCGAAGGACGACTTCGACCGCAAGGCGAGTTTCTTCATGAACAAGCTGTTCGAGAAGATCGACAAACTTTAACCGCAGAAGGGGAGAATCCAATGACATCCGAAGAATTCGAAATTTCGTACTGCAAGGGCAAGCGCGAGGCGATGACATGCTTCGCCGACTGGCTCCGGGACCACATCCAGGTTGCAAGGAGGGCGATAGAGGACGGGCTTGACCGTTCCAAGGTGCTCGACCGTACCCTCGAGTCCATGGGGGAGGTCGCGGACAGGATGGAGGGCAAGCTGTCGAAGGACCCGATGCTGATTTCCAAGGAGCTCGTCGAGAAGGACGGCTGAAAATAGCGCGATTCCGTAAAATTTTTACGGAAAACTAAACATTTTGTATCGTTTTTCCTAAAAAGGACCGTTTTCCCGTTCCAGAGGGCCGCCTGAGGGTGGCCCTTTTCCGTTCCGTGTAGGTTCAATGTGGCTAAACTTCCGTTTAGCATTGCTTAATTTCGGCATTTTTCATCCCGGTCCATCGGGCCACGCCGGACTTTACCCGCGCATTCTTGTTTTGAGGCGGTTTTCAGCCCGTTTTTTATGCTGGCCGTAAGGTTTTACGGGTCGCCACTAAAAACGCCCTGCAAGCGGCTTTAAAGCGGCTTTTCGGCACCCCGAATTTAAGCGTATTTAAGCGTGTTCTAGCATACGCTATAGAAAAGCCCTTTTTTACGGCCGCGCTCCCTACCTTTGGAGCGTATGAACTTCAAGGACAGGTTTCTTTTCGAGCCGCAGAGGCTCCAGCGTACTCCGGAGGGATACCTCACGGCGTACATCCGCGTTTCCTGCGCGGGCGTGTTCCGGTATCTCGGCGAGGACGGCAAGACCGTCGAGCGCGTTCTGCGCCCCGAGTCCGAGGTGGGCGACCCGGCCTCCGTCATGTCGCTCAACTCCAAGCCGGTAACCCTCAGGCACCCGAAGGAGAACGTCACCGCCGAGAACATCAAGAAGTACTCCGTCGGGTTTACCGGCACTGACGCGTACTTCGACGGCATCGACCTCTGGGTGACAATCACCATTACCGACCCGAAGGCAATCGAGGCCGTCGAAAACAAGGAAGTACAGGCCGTATCCTGCGGGTACGACATCGCCGTCTACGAGACGAACGAAGACCCGCTGAACAACTGGCGCGGCACCGAGTACACGAAGGTGCAGCGCGGAATCACCTACAACCACGTGGCCCTCGTCTATGCCGGACGCGCAGGCGAGTCCGTGGAAATCTACGCGGGCGATTCCGTCGAAGAACTCTTTAACCACAAAAACAAGACCGGGGACGGGAAAAAGGCCGACCCGGCAAAGGACAGCGCAATGAAGAAGATCGTCATTGACGGTGCCGTTTACGAATGCGACGAAGCCGTCGCCGCCAAGGTCTCCGGGCTCGAAAAGCAGCTCGCCGATTCCGCGGTCGCGCACAAGGCCGAAGTCGAAAAGTTGACGGCCGAAAAGGACGCAAAAATCGCCGAACTCGACAAGGTTACGGCTGAACGCGACTCGGCACAGGCCGAGGTCAAGACCCTCAAGGAAAAGCAGCTCGACGAGGCCGCCATCCAGAAGATGGTGGACGAGAAGATCGCCCTCGTCGATACCGCCAAGAAGTACGGCTGCGAAGTCAAGGCGGAAGATTCCGCGCTCGACATCAGGAAGGCCGTCGTTTCCAAGGCTTTCGGCGACAAGATGGACCTCAAGGACAAGAACGAAGTGTACGTGCAGACCGCATTCGACGCCGCCTGCATCCACCTCGACGGCGTGACGGGCGGCCATAGTCAGTCCCCGCTGGCCAACAACTTCTCCGGCATCTCCGACGACGCCGTGAACGACGAAGCCGAAAAGGCACACCAGGCAATGCTCGACAAGATGTCCGGCAAGGCCAAGTAAGGAGGTATCACAATGGTACAGAACGCAGAAGAATTTGACGGCATGGAAGGGCTCCCGGGACTCCTTTTCCCGTTCGTTCCCCACTCCATCGAATCCGGCATCCTCCAGGACTCCAAGGACGAAATGGGCGGCTTCCCGGTCTACGCAGTAGTAGGCCAGCCCGGCAAGGTATGGGCCAACAAGCCCGCCTCCGCTGAAGCCGTTGCACGCGTGGTGGAAGTCACCGTCGGCGGCACCGTCGCCGAAAACGACAAGTACTCCGTGACCGTCGCAGGCACGAAGTACGAAGTCACGGCAGACTCCGACGACACCGCTTCCGACGTCGCGGGCAAGCTCGCAACCGCAATCGACGCCAACGCCAACTACGGCGCAAGCGCATCCGGCGGCAAGGTGACGGTCACCGCATCCACGGCAGGCGCCGCACGCAACGCCGACCAGTTCGTCGTGGACAAGACCTCCACGGCAGGCACCATCGCCAAGAACGAAAAGACCGCAGGAGCTGACGCCGTCGAAGGCGGCACGTTCCTCGGCATCGCGTCCTTCACGACCGCAGACTGCATGCACCTCGGCTACGGCCAGGGCGACCAGGTCAACGTCCTCAAGAAGGGCCGCGTGTGGGTCAAGGTCTCCGGCGAAGTCCTCGCAGGACAGGCCGCATACATCAACAATTCCTCGGGCAATATCACCGCCTCCAGCTCCAGCGCCATCGCAATCACGGGCGGCGTGTTCAAGAGCAACGCCGCGGACGGCAGACTCGCCCAGCTCGAAATCGCATAAGGGAGGTAAGAAATGAACTTTTCCCCGACTCAGAAAGTAGCGATTCTCGCCATGTTCAGCGTAATCGCAAACGAAACCTACGGCCTTGACCGCGTCGCGCTCAACGCCACCACCTTCATCCCGATGCAGGACGGCGTTCAGCCGTGGCAGTCCGCCTGGGGCTACAAGGTAGTCTCCGAAGTGGGCATGGCCGCATTCATCGCCGACTACGCCGACGACCTCCCGCCGGTCGCACGCTTCCTCACCCCGAAGAGCGTCGGCATCAAGACCATCGGCGACTCCTACGCCTACTCGGAATTCGAACTCCAGCAGTGGCTCGCAACCAAGGTCGACCTCTCCCGCGACGACGCCGAAACGGCACGCCGCAAGATCGACGAAAAGGTCGACGACGTCCTCCTCATGGGTGACGAAGGCCAGGGCGTGACGGGCCTCTTCAACAACGAAAACGTGACGGTCGTCGAATCCTCCGCAGGCGCTTCCGGCCAGACCGACTTCGAAAACAAGACCTACAAGGAAATCGTCGCACAGTTCCGCGCCGTGTTCGCCGCACAGAAGAACCTCTTCAAGGACAAGAAGGTCGCAACGAAGATCGACTCCGTCATCCTCCCGGACGACGCTTTCGGCTACCTCGAAACGACCAACGTGAGCGACAGCATCGACACCTCCATCCTCGATTCCCTCAAGGCCAAGTTCCCGCAGATCGTCAACTGGTACCGTTCCGAAATGCTCGAAGACGCAGGCGCAAACGGCACGGGCCGCGCAGTGTTCTACCGCAAGGCAAAGAACGTGCTTTCCGCAGTCGTACCTGAACCGTTCCGCCAGAAGAACCCGCAGGAACAGGCCCTCCACTACAAGGTCCCGTGCTACGCCCGCATCGGCGGCACCGTGATCAAGAACCTCAAGGGCATCGTGTATTGCGACGGCGTGTAATCGCGCCGTGACGACACAGTTTACTCGTTTCTCCAGGAGCGAGCGCGGGGCTAGTCCCCGCGACACTCCGGAGGGGCGGTAATCCTTTTTTTCACTCATTCAAGTAGCATCAATTCTGGAGAAAAACGATGAAGAAGATTTACAACAACCGCACGAAGCGCGCGCTCGTCTTCGGCGACACCATGCTCCTCCCTGGAACGAACGTTGCCGAGGAAATCGACACGGACAAGTTCCCCGGCCTGAAGCACTACGTCGAAGAGGACGATGTGGTCGTGTCCGACGACCCCGCAAGCGCTATGAAGGACGCGAACACCGAAGGCGTCGTTGACGAACTCGAGAAGCTCGGCAAGGGCGACGCGAAGGTTTCCGGCGCGGCAGAAAAGAGACGTGCGCAGCTCGGCAAGATGAAGGCCGAGGCGAAGGCCGCCGTGGATGCCGCCAAGAAGGCGTCCGAAGAAGAAGACGGCGGCGTTGAAGCTTAACGAAGGCGAACTGAAGATGGCACTGACACCCGAAGAAAGAAACGAACTTGTAGGCTACCTCGAGGATTCCGTGGCTAACAGCCCGCGTCTCGATGCCATGATCCGTGGCGCGGAACTCCGCGTAGGCCGGCAGTACTTCGGCAAGGCGTACGTTTATGCACTATCCCTCATGGTAATGCACAAGGCCACGCTCCTCGACATGGCAAAAGAGGGCGTCGCTGGCCCGGTAACGAGCAAGCGCGAGGGTGACCTCTCCGTTGGTTACTCCTCGGGCGGCTCGTCCGGCGAAAACAACGACCTCGCCAACACCGTCTTCGGGCAGGAATACCTTGAACTTTTGGAGCAGTATTCGCCCCGTCCGGGTGTGACGGGAGGCGCGTGCTGCGGAATGGGGCTCGGCTGTGGCGACGTTGTTCAATCGTTCCTTTGAGTTCGTGAGGCTCGGAAGGCCCACCGTCAACCTGCGCGGCAACGCCGTGCCGGGCGAGAAGACCACGCGCACCGTGAGGGGGACCGTGCAGCCCTTCAACGGAAAGGAGACCGTACCCGCGGTCGCCCTTTCGCGCAATACGGGCACCGTAAAGGTCTATTCGAGCGAACGCCTCGACTTCCGTTCGGAAGACGGGAACGGCCTCGGCTATGTCCGCTGCGGCGGTTTCCTCTACGAGCTTGTAGACGAGCTTCCGAACATGAACGGCCTCATCGACCACTACAAGTATGTCGGCTGCCTCGTGCCGCCGTCGCAGATCCCGGATGCACTGAAGGAGGGCGCAAGCAATGCCTGACGGAGTGCAGCAGAAAGAACTTGAGTCATCCTTGGTTGAACGCATCAAGGGGAGCATTGTCGAGTACTTCAACGGCAACGCCCTCCTTGATTGTCCGTTTAGGAAGTCTCCGTCGAGCCTACCGGCTCCCGTCGGCAAGTATGTCGCCGTGCGCGTCGAGGACGTAGGACAGCACGGCTCGGAAATGCAGCCGCCTCCGGGAAATGGCGCGAAGTTCGTGTTCCAGCAGGTAGCCACGGTCTCGTTCACGGAGGTCGAGGGCGACGGCGAGGCGCTTCGCATGGTCCGCAACCTGATCCAGCGGAAGGACTTCCGCGACAGTGCGGGTGCGGAGGCGGGGTTCAGCGTGTGGGACTTCGGGAGCATCATCCCGGTCGACACGTTCGACGGCGAGTTCATCGTGAGGCAGTGGCGGTTCACCATGCGCGTGAACTTCGCAGACGAGATTACAGAGGACGTTCCGAAGATCGAGAGCGTCGAACCTTTAACACTAACAGGAGCATAGGACAATGGCTGAAATCATCGACCAGATTGTCAAGATAAGCATCCAGGACGCCATTTCGAGCGTCACGACCGTGGATGTGAACACCGTGGCCCTTGTCGGCCTCGCTACCACTTCCACGCCTGTCGCAGGCGAAATCGCAAGCGTCGCCGACGCAGTTACAGCTTACGGAGAAAATTCCGAACTCACCGCCATGGTGAAGGCTTTCTTCGCGCAGGACTCCCAGCCGTCCCGCGTCGTGTGCATCCCGGCGGGCAATACCGCCGCCGCAACGCTTGCCGCAGTGCAGGCCGCCGCGCAGGAATTCAGCTTCTACCACGTCGTCTGGGCTACTTGGGACGGAGCCGTCACTACCACCATCCTCACGGGCTCTAACGGCTGGCAGGAATGGCTTGCCGACGCAAAGAAGGTCCTCCACGTGCAGGTGAAGGACCCGACCTCCCTCAAGAACCACGGAGGCAATCGCATCGCCGTGTACAAGCACGACGAAATCAAGGAAATCACGCAGACCGTCACGAGCGGGACCACGACAACCGTCACGCACCTGTCCAGCCTCCCTGGCGGATGGACCGACGGCAACCTCCGCACTTCCACGACCGAAAGCGGTACCACGACCACTGTCGAGGTCTCCGTCGAGTTCCTCCCGGTCGCAATCGTCGCCCTCCGCTGTGCAAGCGACTCCGCACGCGGCACGTTCGCACACAAGAAGTGCAAGGGCGTCACCCCGGATTCCTACACCGTAGGCCAGTACAACGCATGGATCGACGGCGGCATCAACATCTACGTCAAGGTCTCCGGCGAGGCACGCCTCTTCATGGGTACGACCGCCGACGCCGAAAGCTTCATCGACCAGGTTGTCAAGGACGACTGGATCCGTTTCAATACGCAGAGCCGCATCTACAGGCTGCTCGGCGAAGGCAACGACGGCAACGGCATCAACTACGACGACGCCGGTATCGCGGCGGTCGCCGCTTCCGTGCTGAACGTGCTCACCGTTGCGCAGGATACGGACCACCAGTACGTCATGGCCGATTCCGCTACGGTCGATTACAAGCCGTACAGCTACCTCGTGGCGAACTACGCCGAGGACGTACGCAAGCGCAACCTCCCGCTAATCAGCGGTCGTTACGCAAGGATGAACGCAATACACACCGTCGTGCAGGTCTCGCTGCTCGTTACCCTTTAAGGAGGTGAAAGATTATGTCGATGTTCAAGACTTACGACCACACCAAGGTAAACATTTCCTTCAACGGCATCGCGCTCACCGACTTCAACGGCGACCCGACCATTTCAAAGGAAGGCCCGGACTTCGAGACCGTGGAAGGCTCCAACGGCGCAGTGGAACGCTCACGAATGGTGCGTAACCTCTACACTGTGACGCTCCCGATGATGCAGACGAGCCCGCAGATCAACGCCATCGAGACGGCGCGCGTCGCCGACGAGAAGACGGGCGTCGGACCGTTCCCGTTCGCAATCGTGGACCTCAACGGCTCATACGTCCTCATGGGCGTCGCGTGGATTCAGAGCATGGGCGACGCGGTGAAGGGCAGGCAGGCGCAGCCGCGCAACATCGTATTGCAGGTCAAGGCCGAAGCCGCATTCGAGGGGGCATAGTAGCCTATGAAGCCGATTAACTTCAAGGTGGGCGAGGACGAATACCAGCTCCTGCCGCACACCGGGTTCGAGGCCATGGACCTTGACCGCAAGGTGCTTGGTGTCATCGGGCGCATGGCTCAGACGGGCTTCATCCCCGACGACGAGGGCGACGCTTTTGTGGCGATGTCCGGGGTGATCTCTGACATGGGCCGAGAAGACTTCCGTTGGCTTGTCGAAACCACGCTGAAGAACGTCACCGTGGTAACTCAGGGCAAGAAGAACGTTACGCTTTCCGACATGGATGCTGTTACGGCCCATTTCGAGGGACGCTTCAACGAAATCTACGTGCTTCTCGTGAAGGTGTGGAAGGAAGAAAAACTTTCCCCTTTCGCAAATGCCCCGAAGGTGACGGATGGCGGCTCAACCGTTCAAACCCAATCGTAGCCGCATTTGAGGGAACCGACGCGAAGGACATTAAAGCCCTCGGCGACATCGGCGAACTTAGCGGCGGATCAGCGGAATATGTGCTCGTGTGGCGTATCGTCTCGGAAGCGCATGTTCCGCTTTCTGATATAGAGGCGGAGTGGACGTTTGACAGGATGTGCAATTTCGGGGCGTACCTGCGCATGAAACAGGACTACAAGAGCGCGTGGACTGAACTCTACTCGCAAAAGAACAAGGACAAGTCGGAGGCTCGATAGATGGCAGAGGAATTTGTACAGTCGATAAAGCTCAAGGTGGACGACAGCGAGCTTGTCGCGGCGGTGAAGCGTTTCCGCGAGGCTTTCGGCGGCGGTGTCGCCGGAGTAGGAGGGAACAATCCAGCGTCCGGTCTCGAGAAGGGCATGCAGAAGGCGAGCAAGGCCGCAAGCGAGACGGCGAAGAAGACAAAGGACATTGCAGCCGGAATGAAGGTCGCTACGAAGGAAACGAACGGCCTCGCTTCGGCATTCGACAGGATGAAGGGCGCCGTGACGGGTCTCGTCGCAGCCTATGCCGGTTTCAAGGGAATTTCAGCTCTTGTCGGTTTCGGCAGGGGCAGCATTGACGCGTTCAACGTGCAGAACAGGGCCGAACGTATGCTAGAGTTCGGCATGAGACAGAACGGCACGCAGGCGCGTTCTAGGGAACTCAAGGAATTTGCGTCGCTCATACAGAAGAACACGATGTACGGCGACGAGGCGTTGCTTACGGCTGCGGCGGGGTGGCAGAACAAGATTCACGGCGTCGAAAATTCCAAGCGAATGATGGCCCTCGTTGCGGACTATGCGGCTAAAAGCACGGGCGGCGGAACCGTGGATGCAGGCACCATGCGCGGGTTCTCCCAGCAGCTCATGCAGGCGCTTACGGGCCGTGCCATAACTCTCAAGGCGCAGGGGCTCGACATTTCCGCAATCGAGCGACTGAACGAGATACGCCGCAAGGGCGGGACCGTCACCGAGGACATGGAAATCGAAGCGCTCGAAAAGGTGCTTGCTCCTATCCGCGGGATGGCGCAGGAAATCGCCAGGACCGACGAAGGCAAGATTCAGCAGCTCAAGAACGACATCGGCGACATGCGCGAGGAAATCGGTCGAGAGCTGTTGCCGGTGGTTGGCGAGCTTGCAAAGTCCATGAAGGAAAACCTACCGACGCTCAAGAAAGTTTTCGAGGGATTCAAGGATGTCCTCGTGTCTCTCATGGATGCGGTTAAGGCGCATACGGGAGAAATCCGCGAGTTCGCAAGCGCATTTTCCGACGCGCTGAAGCTGTTTTCGCAGGCTCCGGTGGAAATCATGGGGTTTGTCGCTGCGATGAAGCTGCTAGGCCCTGCAATGAGGGCGGCGAGGGCGTCCGCGCTCGATTCGGGTACTGGATTCGTATTGCTCGGCAAGACGCTCAAGAACATCGGCAAGGGCGGTCTTGTCGCTGGTGCAATTTGGGGTCTCGAACAGATTTACGACGCGGCGAAGGCCGGTATAGAGTACTTCCAGCACAAGATGCGCGAATACGATCGTACAACTCATAAGGCGAATTTCGACGAAGCAATGCGCCATGTGAACAGCCAGATTGAGCTGCAAAAAAAGCTCGGTCTTACGGAAGGCGAAAAGGCCGAAGCTGAAGCAAGGCTGAATGGACTCCCTAAAGGTTTCGACCTCAACAATACTCGAAGCCAGGCCGTAGGCATGGTTTACAACGGACTCAATTCAAGACAGGTTGAATGGATGAAGTTGGAGTTCGAGAAGCGTAGCTGGAAATCGAAGGCGAATGATGCGATGAACAAGCAGAACGCCGTCGGGCAGTTGCCTAAACCGGATTACAGTTCAGAGGAAGAACTACAGAAAAGGATTGACGCTGAAAACGCAAAGATGACGAAGGGTGACACGTACAACAACAACATCACCGTGTACAACAGCATATCGGCGGATTCTGAAATGACGGCAAAGATAATCAAGGAGCAGTTGCGATTCTTCGCCACGTCACAGCTCAACTTCACGAGCCGCACAGCAGCGGCAAAGGCTTTCGCGCTATGATTACCTTTCCGTACCAGGGCCTCATAGACAAGTTTACTGGCTCTTCATTTTCTCCGAAGGTCATGCAGACGTCCCTGTTTTTCAGGGACGACGATTTCGGCATTGGCGAGCTCCCGTTCGACCTGCTCATCGACGAGTCCCATTCGCTTGATTTCGATATTGCGGACCATGCCGTAGAAAACGGCTCCTCAATCAGCGACCACGTGCAGGAGAAACTTCGTTCCGTGCAGGTTACGGGCCTCTTTACAAACCACCCTATAGGAAGGCGTGAAAGCGGCTACGTTTCCACCGTTGACAAGGACGGGTTAGTCGAGATGAACCGCGAACCTGACAAGGTGAACATCAACGGGCGTGACGCCGTTACGAACGTAGCCCTAGACCAGCGCCTTGACGAACTGAAAAAGATTGCCCGCGAACGCAAGCCCGTACGCCTCGTCACTTCGCTTGAAGTGTACGAGGAAATGGTCATCGAGAGCCTTTCGTATGACCGCGGCCCGGACGACGGCGAAAGCATCAAGTTCACGGCAAAGCTCCGCGAGGTAAGGACTGCGAAGGTCAAGCTCGTAAGGCGCGACGGCGTGTGGAACCCTCCGGCACCGAAGACGCAGGCGACAGACGCGGGAAAGAAGATGGCCGAGAACGAGAAGGAAGGCAAGGCAACTGCCTCAGCGGTCGAAAAGGCTACGAACACGATTAAAGGCGGAATCGAAGGGAAGGTGTATCAGTAATGCTTGAAATTCCAATCAACAAGGACGGAGGCGCATGGCGCACCCTGTCCGTGAACCTTTCGGGCGTTTCGCTCTCGATACGCCTACTGTGGAACAGCCGCGACGGTCACTGGTTCGCAGACTTCGAGTCCGTGGACGGGAAGAACAACGGCATACGGCTCGTTACGAACACGCCGCTGCTTGCATACAGGAACCGCTGCCTGAAGGGTGGCGACATGGTCGTGCTCAAGAAGACTCTCGACTGCAAGGACCCGCTCGGATTCGATAACATGGGAAGCGACTACACGCTCAACTACATCGAGGACGTGGAGAAGGAATACCTGCTTTCCGTGCTCAAGGGGGAGGCGTAGCGAATGGCGTTCGGTAGGGTGGTACAGCTACTGGTCGGAAAGTTCAGCAAGGGCAACGAGACGGGAGGCGAAACTACGCTCGACCTTTCTGCTCTCGCCATTGAGTTTGAGGTGACGCGCTCCGTGGAATGGTACGACAACGGCGCGGAAATCACCATATACAACCCGAAGCCGTACACGCTGAACTCCATAATGAACGAGGGAAACTCAGTGATCCTCAAGGCCGGTTACGAGGACGAGGGCGGGGCGAAGACGATATTCGCTGGGCAGATAGCGTATGCGGTGCCTAAACGCAACGGAAAGGACGTGGTCCTCGAAATCAACTGCGTACAGGCGAGGGGGAACTTCTATCAGCTTGCGCGCCTGAACTGCTCCGTGTGCTTCTCCAAGGGCAAGACGGTACGCGCATGCCTGCAGGAACTGTGCGACTACGCGGGTATCGTGCTCCGTGCAGGGCAGGGTGCGTTCATCGACGAACCGCTTGAACACCCTTACAGGCGCTCCGGGACTTTCACTGACGTTATACAGGACTTCTACGAGTACGCGCTGAAGGGCGAAGGAAAGACGATACTCTACCTCGACAACAACGAGCTAATCGTCATGGGTCGCGACAAGTCGATAGAACTTGAAGAAGTTGAACTCACGCACGAAACGGGACTTCTAGAATGCCGCATGGAGCGCGACGAGAGCCTCAACAAGGTCAACTTCGGGGACGACCCGAACTACTTCTTCATGTCCAAGAAGGAAGGCGACGTGAAGCCGCTCGAAAGGCCGAGCAAGGAAATCGACCGCATCAAGAAGGTGCGCGGGCGCTGCCTCATGAACGCCGCGATAGTGCCGAACTGCTTCGTTGACATCGACGGATCGGACGGAGGCGAGTACGACAGCGTGCTTGCGGTGAAGGGACGCTACATCGTCACCGACTGCACCTACAAGGGCGGAAACGTCGGGAGCGACTTCACTATTGAATTCACGGCACAGGAGCCGAACGGGGGAATCGATGGCAAACGGAATTGACAGGATCATCGTAAGGCTGGTGAGGACGCTCATAGATTCCTACATGGAAGGGTTCGAGACGGCGTTCCCGGCGGTTGTGAAAAAGGTGAACGACGACGGGACGGTTGACGTTACGCCGTCTATACGCAACGTCCTCAAGAACATGCAGATAGAGCCTGACGGCAAGGATGGCAAGCCGCTACCCGTCGAGGGCGTACCCGTGATTTGGCCCGGAACTTCCGCGGCGGTCGTCAAGTTCGAACTTGCCGAGGGCGACCCGCTTCTTTGCGTCGCTTCGAGCCGTGACCTCCGCGCATGGGTTGAAGGCGGCGAGGACAAGGGGCCGTATGACCCGAAGTCGTTTTCCGGAAACGACCTGAACGACCTCGTGGCGATACCGTTGAGCCGCGGTAGCGGAGAAAGGAAGGTGACGGTGAACGTCGGGCATGACGGGAAGGTGTCGCTCACGGCCGATTCCGTAAGCCTGACAGCAGGCAAGGTAAGCGTGGATGGCGACCTTTCCGTAAAGGGTAAGATCTCGGCGACCGGGAATGTTACGAGCGATGGCAAGATGAACGCGAACGACTTTGCAACGCCTACTTTGTCGTTGATGAACCATACGCACGCTACGGCAGGAAGCATAGGTACGCCGTCTCAGCCTGTACCGTTTCCTTATGTACCGCCTACTGAAAATGCGGGTTGATTAGAGATTAAGCGTATTTAACAATGTTCTATAGGAACCGCCTGCTTTATAAGTGGGCGGCCTATTTTTTGTCTGTATATGAACGAACTGCGCCTAAACAACAATCACGACCTGGAGCTTTCGGATGGCGGTAGCATTTCGCGCATCCTCAAGGACGATTCCGATGCGTTCCGCAAGGAGTCGGAACAGCAGTGCCTATGCATGCTTAAATGCGAGGAAGGCGAGTCCTTCGTGGACTACACTCATGGCGTTCCGTGGTTCAAGCGAATACTTGGCCTCCCGGCACAGCACCTCGACGTGGCTACGGCGATCATCCGCAAGAAGCTATCGCAGTTGCCGACGGTAAAGAAGGTGGTGCAGGTTGTCCTCGAAGTGAAGGGCGGGCGCCGCAACATGGGCGGAAAGTTCAAGGTGCAGGCGCGTGACGGGAACGTCACGACTGGAGAATTCTGATGGCAGACATTATCAGCATTGACGGAAACGGTATAAGCGTCAAGTCCTACCGCGAGATACGCGAAGCCTTCATGACGAAGCTGAAGGCCGTATTCGGGCAGTCCTTGCAGACGGACCCCAGCTCGCCAGACGGCCACCTTTTCGACCTCATAGGATACGCATACGACGAAGTGAAGGGGGCTTTGCAGGGCGCAATCGCGAACCTCGACGTCTCCAGCGCCGAGGGCGTATTCCTCGACAACATCGCGCGTCTGATGGGCCTCACGAGGAACCTCGACGAAACGGACGACGAACTCAGGGCTAGGCTTCTCGAGGCGGACAACAAGGGCCTCGCCACTTTCGAGGGCATGCTCACCTATTTGCGCGACAACATCCACTCCAGCGTAACGATGGCTGAAAACCCGGAGCCGTCCGAGAATTCCGACCACATTCCGGGCCACTCGTTCGCCGTCTACATCCCCGAGGACGTCTACGCCGAACTCGATGAAAAGGAGACCCAGGGCGAAATCGCGTCCGCTGACGGATACATCGCGCAGAAGATATGGGAGTGCAAGCCCGCAGGCATCAGGGCATACGGAAACAGGGAAGGTACTGCGAAGGACTCTTCCGGAATGTCGCACGACATCAAGTTCTTCGTAATAACGGCTTCCAATCCGTTCTACATGAAGATCACCGTCACCGAATACACGGAAGAACAGCTCCCGGACAACTACAAGGCCGAAATCATTAAGGCTGTAGCCGGATGGGCGCTCACGGAATACACCGGAGGAAAGGACATCATCCCGCAACGCGCAATCGGCGCAATCTACAAGGTCGAAGGAATAGACACTGTCAATGTGCAGGTTTCCACAGACGGCTCTACATGGACCACGGACCGTATTGCGGTCGCATCGGACAAGTACGCCGTCCTTCCGCAGGAAAATATCGAAGTTGTGGGGCCGTAGCGAGAGATGTCGGTAACGAACAGGGACATTTGGCCGGTACTGAAGGAACTCTTCCTTGAACAGTACAAGGGCGACTTGAAGTCGGTCGTCTCCTCCGAAGGCTGTACGCTTCCGGAAGGCGCTGACAACAGGTTCCAGGGGCTATTGAAGGCCGCAATCGACGAACTCATCCAGCCCCTAGACGACGCCTGCGTTGAACTTCAGGATTTACTCGATGTCGATACGGCGACAGGCGCAAGGCTAGACCTTATCGGGAAGCTCGCGAACCTCGAAAGGGGTGCCGACGAATCCGACGCCCATTTCAGGAAACGCGTTCTCGCCGCGCTGTGGTCGGACTCAGCAGGGACTCCCGATTACGCGATACAGATGGCGGCCTCGATGTCGGGCGACCCTAAGCCGCAGTACATGGACGAGGCGGACGCTACGTTCATCATTTACACGGGGCCACGCCCCGACGGAAATGGAACAGCGGACGGAGGCGGCCACCAGCTCCTGCGCCGTCAGGTGAAGAAGCTCGCCCCTGCGGGCGTTCTCGGCTTGCCGGGTGCCGCCATACAGTTCTGCGACGGCTCCCTGATGGGAGACCAGGACGGAAAGCTCATGATGATGGTGGCGGACGATGAAAACGTGGAACACGACCTCGTATTGGGCGACGAGACTGGAAACGTAATCTCGACTCCGCAGGGCGTGCCCGTGAAGGTCGTAATCAAGGGAGGACAGACAGTGCCTACGATACCGGTGGACATCGGTGGAACCACTTACGACGCGGTCCGCATCAAGGACCTGCCGGACGCTTCCGCAGTGGACAACGGCTACATGGTGCGCGACTCGGAAGAAGGCGGCACCGTCAAGACGGACGCCATCACGGAACAGGAATTCGATACGCTGTGGGACAACACCCCTGCTGAAAGTGACGAAGAAGAGGACAACGGATAATGGCAGAG